CTTCACACACGGCCATCTGGCGGGCCGGCAGTCCAAGGTGGGTGACTGGTTCAGGGGCCAGGCGTTCGGCCGCAGGAGTGGCCTGGAGCGCGCCCGCGTGCTGGTCCACGGGCACTGGCACAACTTCGGCGTGAGCCAGGTCGGCGACGGACGGTGGGTGATCTCCTGCCCGTCGGCAGATCGTGGGTCGGACTGGTGGACGAACATCTCCGGCGACTCAACGGCGTCCAGCGTCCTGAGCTTCGAGGTGAAGGGCGGCGACGCGCTGGCTTGGCGCCTCTGGTGACGAGCATCACGTAAGCACGGCGGTCACAGAACTTGTGTGGCCGCCGTGCTCGTGCATATATTTGAGCCATGGCAAACGACACGCTCCAGATCATGCAGTCGATGGACATGGCCCTCGGGTACGAGGGCGAGCTGGTCCGCGAGAACGGGCACGTGGTCGGCGTCAAGCCGAACCCGCTCAGCCGCTCCGTGTTCTACGCCGAGGTGCTGGACAACGACTCCGTTACCTTCAGCATCCGCACCGATGGTGAGATCGTCGCCCACGGCGTCATCCCCGATCTCACCTACGACGGCTACGACTACTTCGCCGGCCTCCTCCAGGACATCGACTCCGGCCTGTTCAACCAGAGAAAGGACACCAAGCTGTGAACACCAACGACCTCGACCGCGACGTCATGAACCAGGGCACCGACTTCATCCTCGGCACCAGCCTCGCCGGCTGGATCGCGGGCCTCGCGCTCTGCGTCTCCATCCTGCTGCTGGCCGCCGCCCCCACCGCGATCACCCAGGTGTTCGCCCTCGGGACCCTGATTTCCACCCTCATCCTGAGCGCCTGGCTCGCCCGCCGGCTCCGCAACAACCGCTGACCCAACCACTCAACACGACCCCGAAAGGTACAGACCAATGATCCTCCTCGCCCTCATCTTCCTCGCCATCACCGCCTTCGTCATCGCCGCCGTCGCTGGTGTCATCCTCAACGTCGTCCGGGCTCTGCGCGGCAAGCCCCGCCCCCTGCCCAAGCGCGCCTACTGGGACCCCAGCCACCCCCGCTACCGCGAGGCCCACACCGTCTACCTCTCCACTGAGCCCCCGGCCCAGAACTGACACCCCAGGACGCTGAAGGGCCCGCCACA